AGGTGCCTGCTTGAAAGCTCTGGCGTCCAAATAAGTCTGCTCTAATGGTGTATTATTGGCACCATCAACATAATTCAAATGATCATCGTGAAAAAGCGTATTAATGAAATACCTCTTTGATTGATTTAGTTTCGTTTTATAGATTGTAGTAAGTATAAGGCTTTCTATGCTATATGTTCCATTGAGATAATTACCGTTTGAATCAGCAAATTCCACCGTGTCAAGCAATCCTATACCATCGGTGGCTACCAGCTTAAAGGTGTGATTAACATCTACCCAAGTTTCATTGAAATCCTCCTGCGATAAATATCCTGAAAATACAAGTATATCAGAACCCGTTGAGCCAATAAGCGCACCCGTAAGATTGATGTACATTTTCACATCAAATGTATCATCTTCCAACCCAAAGAAATCGGTTACAGATACAGAATTTGCAACTATCTCCATCTCAGCTTGCATTCCCCTGTATGGCTTGTACAGATCATAGTCTGTATTATACTCTCTTAAGATGAAAGGATTCTCTCCAGGGAATATCTCCACTGGTGTAGAGGAGTCAGCCTTCTTATTCAAGGTAACCCTACAGTAATGGTTCTGTAAATTTTTCCAATCGTAGTAATAATTAGCCAACTCTTGAGATTGAAGATTGTGATCTATTTATTACAGTTATCAAATCCGTTCCCCTGCCTACAAGCGATCCGGAAACTTGGATGTTCATTTGCCCACCGCTGAAACCACTTAACTTGGGGAGTGATTGCTGAATCAAATCAGTTAACCTTCCGAGCGGAATGATTGCCTCTGGTCCTGCTTCACCTATCATGCCAATCTGTGGACCATTGGTGATACCACCCATTGCGTGTCTTCCTATTTTGCCAATGGCTCCAGTAGCCCCTCCTATTGCAGACAAGGCTCCAATTGCAGCACCCAACTGAGGGAATGCCGTCATCAATGCCGAAAGTATTGACGCTTGAACAATTAATGCAATTAAATTTATAATTATACCTTTTATTGCATTAATTGCAGCATTACCAAAAGCCTCCCAAACAGGAACACCCGATGCAACAGAGTCAATAAACTGAGATACAGCACCAGATATTTGTCCCGAAATAATATTAGAAACTTGCTCCCATCCCGCCTTTGCGGATTCCATTAGAGCTATATTTTCTTTGACTTGCTCAGATGGGTTTACACTTCTGCTTCCATTTACTTGCCCAACAGTAGATAAATTATTCCTTTTTCTTATACCTTCCATCTGCTGCTCAAGTGTACTTGATTTAATCCTATCAAAAAAACCATCACCAACTTCAGCTATTTTTCCAAATCCCATCCTCGCCCTTAATTGGGCAAGTTTATTGGCTGCCTTCTCTGATTTATTTGCAATCGTTTCAAGTGCCTTGCTGCTATTTTGATCTATCTCCTTTAACTTGTAATTCAACTCATCAAGAGCATTCTTTAAAACAACCGGGTCCGATTTCCCCATTACATCAAGCTGGTAACTTACTTGAGCAATATCCTTTTGCGTCTTGTTAAACTCTTTACTTGCCTTATCCTGAGTCGCAGCCAACGCCATATAAGAAGAACGTAGAGACTCAAGCCTTTCCCTTTCAACTTTTGAATTATCACCACTTGATCTATTTAGTAATTGCTTCTGATTTATCTTTATGACATCAGTTAACTCTTTTATACCCTTTACATCATCAGATAGATCCTCTTTTATACTATCGAAAAGTGAATTTGATGGTGATTTGAGTTCAAGTAAGTACTTAAGATTTTTTATACCATTTGCTACCCTACCCCAAATTGTTTCTGAATTTTTTAAAGCTTCGTTATATTCTCTTTGATCTGCAAATTGTTTCTCAAAAGCCTTGGATAGTAGACCAGTTAATGCAGATTCTTGGGCTTTTAAAGAAATGTACTGAATTTCAGCATCAACTCTTTCGTTTATTAACTTAACCGCTTCTTTTGTTTTAGCATTCTCTAATGTAATGCCCTGTAGTATTTGTGGATTAATTTTTAGGAGTTCATTATATGCGTTTTTCTGTGCAGTAAGTGAAGAGCTATTGCTTGTTAAAACTTCAGTTAAGGTTCCCAACTTAATGGCTTGAGCAGACGCCTTGCCGTTGGCTTCCTCCATTGCTTGATTCATGGCGGCATAAAGGGCTCCATTGATTTTAATGGTGCCAGCCAGCTCCATAGCTGCATTCTTTAAACCCCCATGAGCTTGTATTAAATTGCCAATAGCAGCTACAGCAGCAGTAACTAAGCCCGTTGCCGTTAGCTTTGCCATCATACCGGTTACTTGTCCAATACCACTAACCGCTTGTGTAACGTCAGCTCCTATTACTATCTTGGCTTGTGCCTCCATTTGTAGCTTGTCGTATTAGATTCAACAACTCTTGATTCTCTGCTATTATATCCTCCTCACTCTTCACATAATCACCAGGCAACTGCATCAACTCCTCCGGAGTTTTAGGGCCATCCTGCCCCCACATCTTTACCATCGTCCACATCAGGTACCTGGTATTCCTTAACCTATCAACCTGAACCCTCTTAGCCCCTTCCAGAACAGCAACCACATCATTTACCGTCATGCAGTAGAAATCATGAACGCTATGCCCAGATTCGCCACAGATTACAGATTTGATGCGCTCCCACTCTGTTCCATCACTTTTTTTTTCTCAGCCTCTTGGTTTATCTTTTCGGTCAACAACTTGCTGGACTTGCTTTCCTCAAAGCATTTAACAACATCTGCCATCTTTAGAGCCTTATCATCATCGAATTGATATTCATCTACCCAATCCACAACCTGCTCGAATGTGAAATCAGGATCTTCTCTCTTTGCATAGCAATTGTTGAACATCCCCCAATAGATGATGATGGCTAACATCGAATTAGAGTAGAAACCCTGTGTTTCAATGTTTAACTTGGCAAGGCTTATTAATATCTGCTCAGCTGCGAGCGCACCAAACTTTAACCCTCTTGTTCTACCAAGAAGTTCAAGTTGACAATATCCGTTCATGTGGTTTTTTTTATTGGTTGTTATACTGTTGTGTCTATTACGCCAGTGCTGTTGATCGTTCCAGAAAACTTGATAACGTCTCCTGTAGCCTGATCAAGCTTTACATCAGATACGTAACCGTAGAACTGATGATAATAAACCGTACCAACAGATGCACCTGTAACTGTAGGGTTCTGAACCCTTGCGTTAATTAGTGAGCTGTTGCTAACTGCCTGAAGAAGTGAATTATAGGTCACTTCTGTTCCGGAAGGATCTGTTGTACAGATAGCGTTGAAGGATATGGACATACTAGGAATGCCTGTAGCCGAAAACTGTGCGCAGTTGGTATCCTCAGTTGTTACTTTAGCTTGAGTGTTTACGCTGAAATTCTGCAAGCAAACAAGAGTCTTGAATGAAGAACCACCAGTTACATCTATATCGATGTTTTGAATCTTAGCATTAATTGAAGTTGCCATTGTTATAATTGTTGAATTTTATGAGAAATATTTAAGAGTTTACGTATAACATACCTATCGCCTAACTTTCCTTGTAGGTAACCTAATGAGTCAACCCACATATCTATAATTTGAAATGAAGAATCGGTAAGAATGCTAATGCCGGGGGATGGATTAAGCAGATTCAACACTTGATTGCTTATGTTGTCTACCGCCATTTTATCTTGCCTTGCCGTTTGAATAGTTACGATTTCTAAGATTACCGCAGCAGAAGTGATGAATCTTTGATTGTTTTTCAGATCTGTAGTAACATTTATATCACCTATTCGAACGAATTGATCAGGAACCACTACTGAATTATCATCCATGTAGATTGGTATTGCTACACCATTGTATGATATTTGCCCGTTTAGGGCATTGTAGTAGGCAGTTAATATGTTATATGCTGGGTCTTTCACTTAGATAGCACTTGTTTGATGTCTTCTTTTATTACTGGGAAAATCTTATTAAAAGCTGGGAATAAAAAGGGTTGAGGTTTTCCGCCATATTTAAGAATGTGCCTGGCAATCAAATATGCTATGCTTCTGGCTTGTGAGTCCTGGCTTGACCTAAGTTTCCCGGTGTCTGTCCTTTTGTGTGTTTTTACACTATACGTCCCTACTAACTGCTTACGCTTTACCCATTCAGTGAGCTTATTCACAAAATCTTTGAAATTGCCATTCCCTTTCTGATGAAACTGAGAAGCATAAGCTTCAAATCCCTTCGGAATTACAGCCTTTGCGCCAGTTCCAAACTCTACATAGGCAGCATATCCCGATTGGGCTGCTACCTCATAAGTCAAATCACCAATCTTCATGCTGCCAATAGTTGAGCTAAGCCCACCCATATCTTTAGGGACTTTCATCTTAGCCTCAGTTGCAATTGATTGGCAACCGACAGCCAATGAACGATCTACATCAACAGTTAATGATTTAGATTTCTCATCTAGTTGTTTAAGTAGATTGAATAGACCCTGAACCTCCACTGTAAATGGTGATGCCATTATATCACTACCGTTTTATATCCCGTTGCATTCAATGTCTGTGGCTCCGGAAAACCCACTATACTTGACCCGGTGTCTGAAGCGAAATTCAATCCCCTGTTCTGGTAACCCCATGCTACTATCCTTTTCATATCCTCAATCAAAGGATCAGGGCATGAACCTAATCCCGCCGTATAAGTAATCTTGAAATCACCAACGAAATCAATCCTTAACCTACCGGCATAGAACTCATAGAAATCTGTTGTGACCACATTGTAATCCACCCTATCATATATAGAATTGATGGCAGTCACAGGTCCATAAGGCAGATCTATATCAACATTGTAGGCATTTAACCTCAAGTATGTGTTATACTTTTTGGTGGTTAGTGTTATTCCGGTATATTGCTCCAACCATACCCTTGCCGACTTAATGAGGTTCTGAATCAGATCATCATCAGTG